AATAATATTCAAAAAAGTCTTTGACTTTAACCCTCACTTTTTGATATGATGTACTCTAAATTAATTAACGGAGTATACAAATGTCAATATCTTACTATGACGATTCACCAGCAGTAAAGCAACTCGTACAAATCGGTCGAACTATGATCGCCTTGTGTGAAAAGAATGAACTGTTTCCTGACGATGATGCCATGTGGAATGCCGCAGTAGTGTGTGGTAATAAACTAACTACAATCGGCACAACTTGGTCACGTATCAATAGCATAGCAGACTTGCAACCTATTGAACGCAAAGCATTACAGACTTACTTAGAAAATAAGTAATGCAACCCCTTGACTATGGGTCTCACTTTTTTATATACTATAAACATGATGAGATTTATTAATACACACGGACTTCTAGACTTGGACTTTGTTTTGCCTATTCTAGGAGTATTTTTATTAATTACTATAGGAGAGACTATATGAATGCAATAGCAAAAGCAACTGAACTAGCAGATGCAGTTCAAAACCTTTGTGATGAGTTACAATCTATCCAACATTCTGTTTGGGATCATTGCAAAGAAAGGGGTTCTTATTACGATTTCAAAATCGGTAAGAAGTATATCAAAGTAATCAACTATGACGATGCAAATGGTAGTGGTGCCTCAGTGTGGGGTTTCATTAACGTTGGCAACAATAAGTTCAAAGTTGGTGATGTTCTTAAAGCATCGGGGTGGTCTGCCCCAACTCTTAACACCGCGAGAGGTAACATTCTCGAAGGTTACAAGTTGACAGAGAGAATGCAATACGGACCTGGTTACTGTTCAGGTGCTATTGCTGGTACTAAAAGAAACGGGAGTTTTGTATGAAGTTCAGAGAATATCCAAAAAAGTTTAAAGATAGAGTAACGTCTGCTGGACGTCAATACTCAAGGTGGGGTGTGACAGGTACATTCTCTACTACAGACGATGCAGTCAACAAATACAAGAACGATTTCTATGTCGCACCCGGTGATGTAGTTCGTTGGCATTCTAACAATCGTATACCCTTTGGTGATGTGTTGTTAGATTTTTGTGAAGCATTACTCATTACACCTAAACAGTTAAGGGTGTCAAATGAGATCAGAGAAGAGGAGACAGACAAGTTCTGGAAAGATCATTTTAGTTTAATAGGAGAAGAATAATGGAAGAGAAATATATTAATTTGTTAGCAGAGTGTTCAACTGTAAACGGTGAGCAAACTCTAACTGAAGCAGATATTCGAGATATGGTCGGTGCACCAGATCCCGAAGAAGAGAAGTATTGTTTATGTGGAGAACTACTCAGTGAGTGTGACGAGGGTTACGTTCATATGACTAGTGGTTGTTAATGGACATTCTACTAGGAATCATTGCACTGATTGTCATGGGTCACATGGCATATTTAGGTGTTCACATGAGCAACGAGAGACGACTCGGAAAACAAATACCTTTGTGGTGGGAGAAAAAGAATGACAAGTAAATACGGAAAAGTAATTGACGGACACGTTAAAGAACAATTTCATAAAACATTAATTGGTTTCAGTTTTGGTTCAGTGTTCGGTTTCATAGTTGGTATGTTAGTGATGGTTCAGAACGTACATGCGGCCGATGAGAATGGCGAAGTAGTATGTATGGCAAAGAACATCTATTTTGAAGCAGGTAATCAACCACTTGCTGGTAAAGTAGCAGTAGCACATGTAGTACTAAATCGTATGGATCATAGTGCATACCCTAAAGATATTTGTGGTGTAATCTACCAAGCAAAGTGGCGTGAGAATTGGAAAGGCAAACAAGTGCCGATTCGTAATCAATGTCAGTTTAGTTGGTTCTGTGATGGCAAGTCAGATGAACCTCTAGACACTGATACATTCTTTGAATCGTATCTAATAGCACAAGATGTAATCATGGGTTTATATCCTGACATTACAGAAGGCGCAACACATTATCATTCTTTATATGTCGATCCATATTGGAATGAAAGTCTTAACGAGACAGTAATAATAACAGATCATATTTTTTATAAGTGAGGTAATAATGGATAAACTATTTGAAAATTTAATGGATAAATTAAACGAGATTAACGATAATCTAAATGCAACTCATTCTATGATTGATCAGATGGATAGTGCAATGAGTACACTAGAATCTGAAATATCATCTTTACAAAGTACAGTTGATAGTGTACAATGTACTGTAGACAACATAGAAAGCAACGTATGAATTTATTTTATTTACACAGACAACCAGAAGTATCAGCAAAACTACACTGTGACAAACATGTAGTTAAGATGATTATCGAGTATGCCCAGATGCTATCAACGGCACATCGTATACTCGATGGTGATCAATACACTGATGCATCTAGTGGACGTAGAATACAAAGATGGCGTCTCGATCCAGATCGTGAAGGCATCTTATACAAAGCAAGTCATATCAATCACCCCTCTACACGATGGGTACGTGAGAATGCTATTCAATATCAATTTGCATACGATATGTTTGTTAATCTATGTGAAGAGTATACTTACAGGTATGAAAAGAAACACCTGACAGATACTAAACTTAGAAATGTTCTTAATAATCTACCTGACAATATCAAACTTGGTAGATGGTCAGAACCACCTCAGTGTATGCCTGATGATGTCAAGACAGAATCAACTGTTGAGGCGTATCATAAATACTATAGAATCTACAAAAAAGATTTCGCAAAATGGACAGGTAGACCTGTACCAGAGTTTATGTTAGCATGAGAGTATTAGTTGAATCATACGGAGATGTAAGAATCTTCTCAGAAAGACCATTCGGTTACAAACGTTACATAGTTACTTGGCCAGATCACGAAGAAATGTTTAGTGGTCTTTGGTATTCAGAAGAGAAAGTGAAAGAACTTGTAGAGAAACGAATACAAGGAAACCCAATCTAATGCCAGCATACGACTTTCTAAACACTGATACTAATGAGGTGGAAGAACATATCATGTCTTACACTAAGTTAGATGAATTCAAAGCAAATAACCCACATCTAAAGCAACAAGTTCTTTCTGCCCCAACTACAGTGGGTGGGATTGGGGACAGAGTTAAACCAGATTCTGGATTTAAAGAAGTGATGTCTAAGATTGCATCAAACAATATCGACACACCACTTGGTGAAAGGTATCATAGAAAGTCTGCAAAAGAAGTGAAGACTAGAGATACTATCAAAAAACATGTTGACCTACAGAGCAAAAAGAAGTAGAATAGATTATGACTAAATTAAAACTAAACAAAGTAGAGTTACATGAACTCGAAGACATTCAACTAAACACCATACAAGAAGATGGAAAACGTTTCTATGTTGATCCTACTGGTACTATCAAGTACCCATCAGTAACGACAGTTACAGGTCTTCGAAGCAGAGAACAGATTAAATTGTGGAGAGAACGTGTTGGTGCGGAAGAAGCAAACAGAGTATCAGCACGAGCAACACGAAGAGGTACAAAGTTTCATCAACTCGTAGAAGACTATCTTAGAAAAGAAAAAGAGTACATAGAGTTTGATGATATCTTACAAGAGAGTATGTTTAAAGGTGTACAACCAGTACTAGATGAAATCATACCTATTGCCTTAGAGGCACCTCTTTATTCAACAGAACTTAAAATGGCAGGACGAGTAGACTGTGTAGGTCTATTTGATAATGTCTTATCAATCATCGACTTTAAGACTTCTAGTAAGATGAAGACTGAAAGCATGGCAACAGGGTGGTATGTCCAAATGACTGCATATGCACTTATGGTTGAAGAATTAACAGGTCAAGAAATTGAAGAAGTGACTGCCATCGTTGCAGTTGAAGGGCAATCAGGTTTTCAGTTGTTTACATCAAACCCTCAAGATCATATCGAAGAGTTGGTACAATTACGTAAGCAATATGAGAATCTATACGGAGTATAATAATAATGTCAGATAAAAAAGAATTCAATCTAAAGCAAGATTGGAATTGGAGTAAGATGATCTATAAAGCAGATGATTGGGTTCATCAACAAGCATACGATAATGCATATAACTCTTTATTAGATTATCTCGAAATTGAAAGTCAAGATGAACTTACACTTGGCCTAATAGAAGAAGCAGAACACCTTATAGAATTCTTAGAAACAGATTATGCAGAAGGTGGTCTTGGAGTTCATGATAGTAGTCCTACGTATTATGGGTACTATAGTGTTGTCAGAGATTGGAGAGAAAACATACTATTCGATGAACAATCAGGAGCACCACTAGTATAATGATTAGTAAAAAAGAGTTTACAGAAAAAGTTGAACGTCTAATTGTAGATAAACGTACCGATGTCATGAGTGCTATACTTAAGATATGTGAAGATAACAATATTGAACCAGAGGGTGCCAAACGTTTGCTCTCTAATCCATTGAAAGAGAAACTTGAAGCAGAAGCAGAAAGTCTCAAACTTATCAACAGGGTTAAAAGTAGTAGAGGTTCTCTACAAACGTTTTTTGATAAGGAGTAATTATGGAAAAAGGTGATATCGTTTCAGTCGTAACGTTAAACGGCGAGTTTGTTGGTAAAGTGGATTCAGTAGAACCACTTACACTTGCAGATCCTAGAATGATTGTAACTAACCCAGAGAATTCAAGTATGGGTTTTGCAAAAGGTGTTGCTATGACGGGTGTAGAAAATCCTGATACAATGACTTTTGATACTTTCACATTCGTAACACCCACTAACGATAAAGTAGTAGAAGGGTGGACACAAGCAACATCGAGTATCGTTGCACCAAAACCTAAAAAAGTTATTGTCAATAAGTAATGACAAGCAGAGAAGGGTACGATGCATATCTGTTATACCTTGGAATTAAGTTACACTTTAATTCTGCAGGGTATAACTTTGTCAAATACAATGGCAAAGTAAAAGCAGATTTGCCATCCTTTCTAAAACGTAATGACAAGTTTCACTTCGCAAAATTATCACGTAAGTATAAAGAAGAATTGAAACATTTCTACATTGCGAATTTATCAGTTAAAGATATGTGGGCAGGTGAAATGCTAGAGAACGAATCTCATAAGAGATTTACAGAATGGAAGAAAAGAAATCAAAAAATGTCCTATCTATTTGATCTAGATGTATCAAGACTCCTCGACAAAAAATCTATACAAGAAGTGTTAACAGTTAAAAACGGTCAGCACCCCTATTTACTGAAG